ACATCGAACCAATCAAATACGCATCAAATGCCTTTTCAAATAAAAGGAAGTGATAACGGGAATAAGTTTGTTTCAGCAAATCCACGATTTCTTTCATGGCTTCATTTGGTTCAATATCGCCCACCCGAACCAATTTGTCAATGGCGGTGGCAATTTCAATGTCCGTTAGGTCGTAAACCCATTGTTTATTTGTCATGGTGTAAATATATTATCTAAATTGATCCAACCAACTTCCTTTATTTTCCACACTCTGTGGATTAATCGCATCCAAATACCGCTCTTTGCTCAAATATGTGGCCAAATGCGGAATAAAACGATGCTCGGTTTTTTCGCGTTTGACAAAATCCACGAACCGCGGGAGATGTTCTTTGACGATGGTTTGCGTATTAATGGGTAATCGTTTGTAACGATCCTTTGCCAATTTTTTGTTTTCATGTCTTGGATACAACTTCCATAATTCTTCAAAATCCAAATCACACATATCTTTATTTGTATTTTTATTATTTTGTAAGTTATTACTTTGTTCAGTTATTACTTTATTAATACCCCCATTTTCGGACACACCGAATTTCGGTAAGTCCGACAGCGGGATTTCCGAATGGTCGGACAATACGGGTTCTTCAACCACCATATGATTCCATCCACGAACCAGGTTGGTATTGGTATCAATTACCCGAACGGAAATAATATACCCTTTGTCAACCAACCCAATCCATGCCGTGTTAAATCGCCCACGCCCGATGTTCATGTCTTGCCATATCAATGTTTTGTAAACTACCCAATCTTCGGGCAATGATAATAGGTGAACCAAAATGCTTTTTTCCTCGCAAGTCAATACCTTGCTTTGTAAAATGTCGTTACTCACGGGGGTGAATCTGCTTTTCCCCGTTTTCTTGCTTCTAATTATTTGACCAGTGTTTTCCATAAAAAAACCCGACTAAGTAAGTGGCAGTCGCATTGCACACTAACTCAATCGGGTAAATATCTTTGTAACTTTGGAATATGCGACATTCCGTTACTAACACGAATATACAAAAAACAACTATATTTGCAAAGTCCTTTTTGTTATTTGTCATATCAATTGGATTGGGGGGCTTAATTGCCCCCTTCCTTTTTAAGTTGGTACAACGCTATCATCGCCACAAATAAAAATCCTAACCCCATTCCACCCGCGATGATTTGGGCCATGATTGGATAATGCACAATGCAATACCCGTATGCCAATCCCAGAACGATTGTAGTAAATACGATTAGGATGTTTTTCATTTTACGGCTTTGATTAAAATTGAATCTTCGTTGGAAACATACTGTGCGGGTTCGTACACCTCGCCCGTTTGCTCGTTTAGGAACAATCCTTTGTTCATGTTCTTGTACGCCATTTGGTGCAGTTTCTCGCGTTCTTTGAGTGCGTTTTTGAGTTCCACCACCTGGGGGATGTGGTCGTATGAATAACGCCCCGCACCCGCTTTCCGTGTAATCTCATAACCCATGTACACTTGCCCGTTCCATTTGGATGCTTCGTTCAATGCCAATGGTTTGATTTGGTCTTGAAAGTTCTTGATGGTATCCGCCAATTCTTTTAACTCGATGTGGAATTGAAGGGGGCAATAATTACCGCCCCCAACTTCCAACATTGTATCCGACAATGTTTCAATCATGTGTTTCATATCAAAATGGTAAATCACTTTCCATACCCTTGATGGCATCGTTTGCAAAGTTTTGTGCAATCCCACCTTTATCGGCCTTAAATAAATTCTGTTTTGCAAGGGGTTGGAATTGGCTTAATGTATCCGAACCAGTCAATACATATTGTTCAAAGATTTGGGCATAAGCCAATACCTCGTGCAACTTGATGTCGCCATTGATGGCCAAATCCCCCGCAACTTTTAACACGCTCATTCTCATGATGTGTTTGCCCGTGTCGGGATCCTTTGGTTTCTGTTGTTGGAAACCACCACTATTGAATGCGTTTTGTTGAACCTCGGCGGGTTTACACTTGTAATAAATTGTGCCTTGGTACTCACGATCCGTTAACACATAGTCCACTTCCTGGCCCACCACAAATTTGGTTTGGTTTTGGGTTTTGGCGTTGTACTCTGCCACATCTCCGTTGGCGAATGAAATTTGAAATTTGTACAACATACCATACTGGCCGTTGTAAGTTCCGTTGGCGGTTACATTGGTTACCGCACTTCTTTTGTTTTGTTCCATGATATTTGATTTGTTAGGTTGTAATTTAATTTTTGTAAAATCTCGAATTGCTTTTCCATTGATAACCCGTTACGCTTGAATTGAAATTTCCATGTGGTAACTGTGTAATAATTGGTTTGCAATAACTCGGATAACTCTTTGTTTGATTTGCTGAATACTTCGTTTAATGCTTCGTATGTTGTCATAAAATTAAAATGGTATATTGCTATGCCCCGCCGCCATTCCCAGGTTGTACAACCACCCAATGTCGGATAATTCCAAAACCATTGCACCGCTATCAATGTCCGTGCCTTGTGATTTGAAATAACGCTTTTCCACAATCGTGATGGCTTCGCTCATGTATTCGCTTTTCTTGATTATTTCAATCACTTTATGCATTTCATCAACAAAAAGAAAGTTTAAGGTGTAAAGGGTTTTCATTTGTCGGCCCTCCCTTTGTACATTCTGCGTTGAACTAACATTTGGGTGAACTCATCAAATTCGGGGATGATTTCATCCCGTTCGAATTGGTAGGGCTTGGCTTCCTCGGTTTGTTGGAAACGCTTTGAATTTTGTTTGATGCAATGCCACGCATACATCACCGCAATGGTGATGGGCGTTAAAATGATTAGGTAGATAATATCCATAGTGTTATTTGTCTTGTGCGAATATACAATTTGTTATTTGTAATACAAAATTATTGGGGGCAATTAAGCCCCCGTTTTAGAAATTAATGCCATCATTTGTTCAACTTGGCACATATAATGTTCCATGATGTCTTGCGCTTTGGAATCGTTCAATTCCATTTTTTTCAACTTGTTCATGTCTTTCAAAAATTTCTCGCAGATGGCGATTTTTGCTTCGGGAATTGTCATTGTGTTTTTCATATCCGTTTGTATTATGATTCAAAATACGGGGTTATTATTTGTAATTCCAAATTCCAAATAGAAAAAGATTCAAAAAAAGTGAGAATTACCCCACTTTCTTTGTAAACGAACTTAATCCTTTGTGAGTGATTGCAACATGGCAATCAATCGTGGGCATGGGTACACATCCGCTTTGTCGGGGCGAACTGAATTGTGTGTGTAAACGCCAGGTTCATTCTTCAATGCCCGTTTGGTTACTGCCCAAATATCTTCATTGTATTCCAATGGGATGCCGTATTTTTCAGCCCATAACACCAACAAATCCTTGATGGATGCGATTTGTTCATCCGTGTATGAATGCCACAACTTGTATCCCTTGTATGGTTTATCCAATTCGGTTACTTGGTCGGCGGGTATTTCACCACCCACATAATTGTAAAACTTTGTTCCCTTTTTTGTTATTGGCCCCCAATTGCATACCTCAATGCCAATTGATGTTTTATCCAACGGCAAATAAGGACATCCCAAAGGTTGGAAATGCTTGGTACCCAATCCCAAATGATACGCCCAATACTCGCTTCCAAATCCTTGCACGATTGTTCCATCGCTTGAAATGGCAACACAAGTTGAAACCTTGTTGGCTACCTTTTCCCAATACGCAAAGGTTTGTTCACCGCTTCCATTTCCCGCCGTGTGATGTAAATACACCTGGGTTTTCTTAACCGCTTCGCGGTTGTATGCCCGAAATGGTACTTGTTTAATTTTCATTTTGTTTGCTGAATTTATCAATTGATGTGAAACCCAATGCCATTATCACGATCCATTCCACCGCCTCAACCAATTCTTTGGATGGTGCAATATCTTGTGGTGACATGGAATTGTGTGCCATCGTTCCAAATAGTACGAACGCCCCAATGATTCCCACGAACCGCTTGGAACTCAATTCGCCTTTATCACCTTTGAAAATTTCGAATATCTTTTTCATTTGCCTTGGCCTTTGTAGGGTTTGGATGATTTGTGTTTGTTAACTGACTTTGTATGCCTTCCCAATTTACGCTTGGGCTTGGCACGAAATGTTGATGTATTAGAAACCTTTGCCATTACAACCCGTTTAATTTTAACATATTTGAAATTGAAGCGGTATCCATATCTGCCAATGCCGTATCAATTCCCATGAACATCATGGTCTTTGCATACTTTTCCGCCTTGGCTTCCGCCTTGGCAACATCCGCTTTTAACGCTTCCTTTTCTGCAACCTTTGATTCAACCATCTTTGCATTCATCGTTTGAGCCATTTTCGTGGCTTCTCCCGAACTCTGAATGTTTTTTGATACCTTGTTAAGCAACGCATCAATTTCGTCGATTGTAGGCGTTTCTTTTGCGGTGGCACTTGTGAACAAATACCCCGTCATAAATAGGGCGGTGAAAACAATCAATGCGTTTTTCATAGTTTTTTCATGGTTTGCATGATACGAATTTCTGTCATCGTTGCAGCCAAACACGAATCCGACTTTTTAAGGGCGTATGTGAGTTTGTCAATCTTCACATCCAACGCTTCTATCTTTTGGTTTGCCTTTTCAATCTGTTCTTTATAGCCCGAACGAAGGTCAAAGTAAAGATAAGAAACAGCAACAAGCATACAAAAGGCCACGGCTGCAATTGGGTTTTTGCGAAATTGGTCAAACGAAACGGGAAGGGCATTGGGTTTTTTTGCGGTCATTATTCAGTAGGTGGGAATGGTGGTGGTGGTGGTGGGATGTATTCGGCTTCGGGTAAATCTAAAACCCAAGCGTATTCACTTGCTTCAACTTCTGGCTTGTCCTCATCGCTAAGAAATAAAAACCAAACGCCATTGATATCAGCAACGCAATTAAAAAATTGGTATTCGGTATAAAACTTCCCTTGTACCTGTGTATACTGCTCGTTGGTTAAAATATATCCTATCATACGTTACGACTTAAAGTTGTTTGAAAAGTATTAACTGCAGTAGTTAAATCTAAAGCGTTTTGATTAGTTAAACTCAAACCAAAAAAGTAAAAAGCGTATTCGTGTGCATCATAAAGTGCAGGTGTGCCTGAATTTCTAGCACCAATATAATAATTTATATTTGGTAATGATGTTGCTGTAGTTGTTGCAGTTCCTAAACTTGTACTATCTCTATACGATTCGGAAAAACTTGCTGATGTCCTACGATGTACAAACATTCTTTGAGAAGGATTTGCGGTATAACTAATTAATTCACCAATACCACCCGAAAACATATTACCATTTGATAAATTATTTTGTGCAAAAAATGAATCATTACAACCACTTACTTGAGTGCCGCTTGTATCATTATTTCGTGGATATCCACCAAAAGAAAGTCCTGTTAACGAAGCGTCTACTGACGGATTAAATCCTGTATTAAAATACGCACTTGTTCCGTTCCCTTTTACCCCCGTACTCGCAAAAGTCCATCCACTCGTAAATGTACCCGTAAAACTTGAACTCTTTAAGTTCTGAGCACACGCTGCCGCACTTGCTCCAACCATTGGATAAATGGCTTTCATTGCTGACCAAATACCCGCACTTTTCATATCAAGCACAAGTTGGTTTGTTGCGTTCTGTTCGGTGGTGGTTAGTGTTCCACCCGCAGTTGTAACGCGGTCAAAAAATGCTTGGGCATCGGGATCAAATCCCCCACCTCCACTAATTGGTGTAAACCCACCAACGCGAATACCTACACCAACCCCAAACATTATTCTCCGTACATTACAACTGAACCACTCGCCAAGGTGATTGAACTGATATAACTACCATCGGCAACGGCAATGAATGTGCCTTGCTTTAATGTTACACCACTCAATCCCAATGTTGTCATCAACGATGCCGCGGATTGGTCTAAAATTGCTGATACAACGGCATCGGAGTTTACCACAAACCCACGGAATCTTCCCGTGTTGGCACTTGTGTTTGATACGACCTTTGAACCCGTGTAACCCGCGCTAAATG